GGTTCTGTTCCACCGATTTTAGCTAGGCAAACTGCTGTTTCTCAATAGAGATAAATGTAAATTCAGTGCTACACTAGCATACGTCACAATGTCGTATGCTCTGCGTAAAATCATGGGAACCGTACTAAAGTTCCGGCGTTACTGAATCCTGAATCGCAAACGTTAAAATCCGACCAAAACTGAGTGAGGTTTTAGATAATGAGTAAATATAATAAATCTGTTTCACTTCACTGCCCCGTTTGTGGCCATACTCAATTTGAAGTTGATGAAGATAATGAAAATACTAAATGTGCTGATTGTGGAAATGAATTAAATAAAGATGAACTAATTCGTGAAAATAATGAAAACATCCAATCTAATGTGGATGCAGTAAAAGATGAAATCATTAAAGATCTAAAGAAAATATTTAAAGGAAAATTTAAATAAAAAGGGGTAATCGATGGATGCCAGTGCTTTTATTGCGTTATTAGCCTTAATTGTTTCAATTTACTCTATTGCTATAGCTGAGATAAGAAATAAACGTAATGAGCGAGAAAATAGGATTTTACAAGAGAGACAAAAAGAATTAACTAAGATTTTATTAGAAAAAGAAATTGACAGTCTTATCGTAAATAAAAAAGCAGATCTTGGCGCAAGGGCTATCAAGACAAGAAATCATTATACTGTAAAGATATTTAACAAAGGAAAATCAACAGCTTATGACATATCCATTAATGTTGAAGATGGAAACCCTTTCATAAAATCAGATCTGGAAGATAAATTCCCTTATGAATTATTACATCCTCAAGAGAGCATAGATTTAATAGCTTCAGCTAATTTAGGCATGCAATCAAAACACAAGATAAAATTATTTTGGGCAGATGATGCAAACCCAAACAACACAAAAGAGATATATTTAACTTTTTAATGGCACATGGAAAATAAATTAACCTAATTATAATTAGGCAATTTTGCCTAAACTATTTTATCGATACACCCCGTGCTGCAACTGTGTTATCAGTCTGAGCACCCCGTCAATACCCGACTTACTGGACAACACTTCAGCCGGTGATTTCCATCCCAGTGCGCGATTCGGCTCCGTCAACCATTTTTCAGCCGAGGCAACATCGCCCTCGAATAATTCTACGGCTCGCTCTGATACGACCGGGACTCGTAGTGAATCGCTCCCAACAGCATCCACAAATGATTTTTTTAGTTGCGCCATTTCGTAGGTTTTTCGCTCCAGCGAACCCATCTGTTTCAGACTGGAAATATCGTGCACTGCGGGATTTCGCTCTGAAATACTCATACAAACCACCTATATATCAATTAAATGAACAGAAATTCAGTGCGGGAAAACTCTCAGAATCGCTGCCTGCGGCCAACGCCGCCCAGCCCAAAAATAAATTTTTGAGCCGTCCGGCGTTCTGATAAAAAACCTCCCGCTACAACACATCGGATAGTTTTCAGTGACGGCGTGTGCGATGCCACAACGGTGGTTCGCCCCTCGTCAATGGCACGACTCATCGCCTCGATGCGTTCAGCCTGTCTAGCACGATACTTCTCCAGCCGACTCATATTTTTTACAGACATCAACAACGAGCCTCCCTCTACAGCACATGCGATAAAATTCCCTGATACTGCGCACAACGAAAAATAAAATTATTTAAACTCAATGTATTAAATTTAAATCAGACGGGTTTCAGTACAAAAACACGCCGAATTCAACGATGTGCTACAGCGGGAAAAACCACTAACCGCCCTCCTCGCTGAGCGCTGCGGTGAGCGGTCAGCGGATTTTTCTGACCTGCAGAACGACAACAATATCAGTTTTATCTGCACTAGAACCCTGACTAGTGAACGATGGGAGCCACGAAAAGCCAGTTTCTGTGTTGGTTTTTTTATCATCCGCCAGACCACCGAGCAAAATAATGTCTCCATCATTCAACGAAATGTCGGTAGAGATTTCCCGTTTTATCAGTGTAGGCGAACCGTTCACGCCGTTATTCGTCGCTGTAAAATTACTCAACTCCTGCCGAATTCTCAGGTCGATGACATCAAGCCTGACTGCGGGTGCTACATCAAAAATTATTCCCGCATCCCGATAAACTACTGATTGGACTGCCGTTTGCCCCTGAAAACTGGTATTTCCTAACGTGGGTGTGGAATTCCCAACCGAAAAAACAGCGTTACTGCCCGACCGAACGCGCAGTGTAGGCGCAGAAATCGTAGTAAACCTCGAATCTGTTTTAAACAACTGTATCAGAGTCGACATAGACCCCGAACTAATTTTCAGAAAATTATCGTAACCTCGGGAATCAGAACCGCCAATTTGAAAGTTGAGTTTTGAATTCAGTAGGTTAGCTGCCAATTGCAACCCCGAACCATCACGTGAATTACTCTGGATCTCATAAACATATCCAGAAACAACAACCTCATCCGCCCGCACATCGACCAGAGGCAGCGCCTCGGTAATACGCCTAATTTCAGCGCGAGTGCCGTAAAATACCAACGAATCTGGCGAATTTTTATCACCAGTCGCGGAATTAAATTTGCCGCCCTCGCCCGCCATCGGCGCTAGTTGGGCTGATAGGTACTCAACAGACCGATAACGAGGCTGATAGGTGTATGAGAATTGTGGAATTTTTTTCTCGACTTGCGGCGGTTTATAGAAAAAATCGGTGCCGTTTTTGGTTTTTACCGCCACACCAATATCAGCCATATAATCGATTAAAAATTTTCTGGCGTCCTGTTCCGGCACGAGTCGGAATGAAATTTTTTCCGGCATCGAAACAACATCCGGTGACAGGCGAAACGGCTTTTTTAGAATCTGAGTGTAAAACACAGACAACGCATCGGGAACAGGAACGGACTTCAGTTCAAAATCGACCCCAGCCGCATGGGATTGAGATGCTAACGCCAGAAATATGGGAAAAAGATATTTTTTCATTTAGAACTCCCTGACCACGTCGTAACAATTTCGCCATCTAATACACCTGACATAATCGCGCCGTTTACAACAAAACCCGCTGCCGGTTCGATCCGTTGACGGCCATCAACGCCAGACAACACAACAAATCGACCATTTTTGTCCTGAATTAGCCCACTAACCCGCCATTGGGTTGAGATTTTTGGAGTGGCAACCGGCGCAGGCGCAGGAACGGCAGGAGTTTGCTGGGACTGGCTGACCGCTCCCGCAGGCTGATTTTGGTGAACGGGTGCTTTTTTATTCTCTGGATGAAAAAATCCCCACAAATACCAGCCCCCCGCTGACACTAAAATGGTTAGCGCCGCGATAGTAATTAGCAGGCTCATATTTGAAAAAATGGATTGCCGTTTATCAACAATTTGTTCCGAACCATGCCCATCATATGACTGATACAGCGGAAAAATTCTTCTGTCGTAACGGTAATTTTTGACTGAAACGCGTTCATTTTTAGTGAGTTTTGCACCCCCATAAATCTCAACCCGATACATGGAACTAAGACCAAGGCTTTTTAATTTGGTCATTCGGTAGGTGGTTTCTGTCCGGTCACGGATGAATCTGGGTAGATTGGATATCGATTGATTTATAACCACCAGATCGCAGGTCACGCCTGTTTCAGGATGGGAAAAGTGCCTGTGTTCAGCGATAAAACTACGATGATTTTTAGGGACGCTGGCGTCAGAACCCCAAATCCGCCATGCCTCATCCACGCAAATTAAATCCCCTGCGCGACAAAAATTTTCTTTCCCATCCGTTTCAGCATCTTTATATGGAAAAAATAATTCATCCTGCACCTGATCGTTAGTGACTGAAATAACCTCACCTATATTTTCGGTTTTATTATTTCGCCTAACAAACTCATATATTTTTTCAGGATTCAAACCATAGACATTTGATACAACTCTCCTGCCCTGAGCCACGGCAGGAATTATCACAGACCGGACAACCTCGAACGATTTACCACTGCCAGGCACACCTACGTAAGCCGAAATTGCCATAATTATCAACCTATTATAGGAATTCGGCGAATAATGAATCGCGCGATAATTGCGGAAACCATCATCGCGATGCCAGTCGGGACCTGAAATATATTTAAAAAATACCAAACCGAATCAGGTAATTGAGAAAATAATTCAACCAGTGGCAGCGGGCTAACATTTACTAGTGATAGTAAAACTGGGGCTAGCTCCTGAACAATGAAAAACAGACCAAACATGATTCCGAATTTAACTACAATTGAACGCAATAAAAAACCCAGCCCCGTATATAGTGCAGCTAGCATATTTTAAACCCCCTCTATATTAGGCCGACATCACGCGCCGGAATGACGCAAACCCCCAACAAATCAGGCAAAAAATCCTGATTAAATCCCGATTTTCCTCAATCAGGCCGCAGTGGGATTCCACAACAAAATTTTTATCCCAGACGGTAAATTCCGCTTTTGGGCATTGCGCAGCGCGAGCGCCAATCGAAAAATTTTCCCATTCAGAAAACGCGCCTGTTAGCGGGGCTAAAATCGCTTTCCCGTCTGGAGGTGATTCCAGTTCAGGAGGGACTGGAGGTGTTTCCGGCTGAGGATTCGGCTCGGGTTGAGGTTGAGGCTGGGTTTCTGGTTGCAGGTCAGACCACGGGCTAGTCCATTCAGCCTCCGTTGGGTTAGGACGCCCGATTGCAGTGGCCGCGTCTAAAATATCCCTCGCCGAAATCAGCGGGTTCGCGCTGCTGATTGGTACTCCCTGATAATTGGATTGACTAGCGGCATCCAGTAGCAGCGCATTCAGGGTGTCGGCCAGCTGCTGAGCATTCAGCGCGGTTTGTTGCAACTTTTCCTGCTGCCGGGGCGTGATATCTGGTACTGACGGGGGGATCTCTGGCGAGTAGTTTTTGTTTTGCTGCACAGAAACGACCTCGGAAATATAATCCGTTTTTATCGAGCCCGACGACTGAGGGTAGGAAAAACTGTACCGCAGCGTATAGTCCGTTAATCCCCCAGAAAGGCGGGTCGCCGTAACCGAAAAATCTGGGCTATGCGTGCATTTTGCGCCGCTCGGGCAGTACAAAACGTCATTATCTGCTCGGTACTGGTAGACCGCAGCCACCAAGGGCGAGTGTTCATCGCCAGAAAAATACGGAGTGCTGCCGCCCTTGCCTGCCCCGCTAAAAAAATTTTCGACCATTGTCGATAGCGGCGAGTGTGGGTGCTGACGAAATCCCCGCATTGGGGTCACTGCCGAAAATTTCGTCACCGATTTTTAGCAGGGAATCGCCGATTAATGCCCACGACGCGACGCCGTTAGCGAGTTTCAGTCGGGAACCAGCGCCAGCAGAAATTTTAGAAACAGACCGATTTATAGCGATTTTTGTGACATTACTCGCAACAACGCGCTCCGCTGCATAGATCGACGAATTCGCTGCCCCCCGTGAAACTGCCGCCCTCAGCGCGAATCCCGCGACAGTCTCCGCACCGATGACCAGCGCGGGAATTACTGCGTTAGCGGCTGTACAGAACAGTGCTACCGCCATTGCCACAAAAATAATTTTTTTCATCACGAATTCAGCCAGGCAAATCTGAATAGCGCGTAAATAAAAAATAACGCGACTAACATTGCCACAATTTTTACGCCGGACTCACTAAAAAATTCACACATTTAAAACCCCCTCAATCCGCAAACCACGGCCCACGCACTGACGAGCCCCCAGAGGAAAAAAACCATCTGCCAGTCCATGCCGCACCTCATGAAAACAATAAAATTGGGAGGGCTAGCCCTCCCTTACGCCATTAGTTCCCGCCGCGAACGAGAGCCATAACTACCCGAACCCCGCGAATCGCCAGATAGAGCGTCATCAGACTAGCGGCGATAGCCATCACCGCCGTGACCACCGAGGTGATCGAAAAGCCGGCAGTTAATCCCGAAAAATCGATTGCGGTCGATGCCCCCTCAGCGGCCAGAACGACACTCGGAGCCAGAATTGCAGCGGACGCAACAACAGCAGATGTAAAAATGTTTTTTAGTTTCAGTTTCATGACGATTCCCCAGATTAATTAATTGATTGATAAAACACATTTTGGCTATTTCTAGCCGAACCGCACCAACCTCAGTAGGAGGCCGCAGCAGTGAGAAACGAGCCACAGCCCCACAACCGAGTTGAACGCAGAAAAGAAAAAATCATAATTTTGCGCCCATAATTCGCTCATAGGTCACCCCCAGTAATGGACGCGAACCGCGACAAAAAATGACCAGAAAAAACCCAGAATTTTATAAACCCCCACACCGAGCAGAGAAAATATAAAATCGGCTCCAACATTTTCACCCTCCTCCAAAGCTGTTTTATTTCTGGTCTGGCAGCACGTCGATGACGTCTGATTCGAGGGTGATCTGCACCTGAGCCCCATTTTTACCGCTATACGCATCCACCCAAACCGGTACGAGCACATTTTTACCGACAAGTCGCTGAAATTTATCGAGAATTCCAGCATCAATGAATTTTTTGGGGATGCGCACCGCAGTTTGAACGCTCTGCTGACCGCCCCAACCATCTGGGCGCAAATTTTCCACGCCGAGTTCATAAAATGAAAAACTACCGGAACTATTAGTGAACTCACGATTACGAGCGCCTAAAAATTTACCCTGTAATAACAGTGACATAATTTATCCTCTATAAAATTTGAACGTCTATTGAACGCAGCCAGACACAAAAATCCCCTGATGCTGGCCATAAAAAATTGGAAATCTCGCCCGCTGTCCCTGTAGCAACGCCTGCGGGAAATCTTGGAACGCGGATTCAGGACAAAAAACGGACAATTCCAGACCATTTTCTGAACCGATCCCGACCTCGACCAGTCCGTCAGCCGCTGGACGGCATCCGAGATAGATCCCATCTACCCAGAAATCAAAATCAAAAAAAATTTGCTCCATTCCCACTAAAAAAATTCCTCATAAAACCGGCCAATTCCCTCTCTGGGACGCAGGCAAAAAATTCGCCGTCTACGGTGGTCACACGGACGTCAAAATCCCCATCCGAATAGCCGTTAACAAAAAGCCCGAACTCGTCGTCTAAAAAATCATCAAATTCGCAATCTGGCTGAATCATTAGCGGCCTCTCGGTAGTCGTTGTAGATGGGGTCGATAGAAAAATCGAAATTTTCCTGCTGCACCTGTTTTGATAGCGGGCAGTTATTCCCACTGGTCCAAGGGGCGAGCGGCGTGCCGCAACGCTGAACGGCATCAGAAATAGGTGGATTTTCAACCTGTTTTGGAACGATGCTCCAGTCGCGGGTTCTGGTCTGAACGCGCGTTAACGGGTCGGCGGACAGGCAGACGCCTCTGATTTTGCTAGTTTTTTCGCCCCACTGATTCCGCAGCTCCCGACCAGCAAAATCAGCGTCGGCGCGATAGAGCGAAACCCCACCATGCTCCCGCGACAGACGGATGAACGCCCCAAAATCTCCTGAATCCGCCGCCTGCCAGAAATCCCGCAGAACCGGATCGCAATCCACCGGTGCTGTCCGCTGGCGACGTAATTCGCGCCACGCCGTTGAGCCCACGCAGCCGAACTGCTGAAACTGCCGGATTCGATACAGCCTGGCCCATGTCGTTGCACGGGTTGCACCGTCAACGGCGTTCAAACCAGCCTCAGAGTCAATATCCATTTGAAAACCATCGATATTTTTAGAAATATATGCGGCGCAGTACGCTGCCGCTCCGCGCTCGGGGTCGATCGGGACGGATTTAAAACGGACCTCTGGGTTGTGCGAAATCTCGGCAAAATCCCGTTCGCAGTAACGATCTCGGAGGATTTTCAGTGCGGCATCAGCCTGCTGCGGTCGGAACCAGATGACACAGTGCCAATGTGGCGTGCCGTCGTGGTGGGGTTCGGTGAATCTGAACCCAGCAAAAAAAATTTCATCTCTGGCGAATTTTCGACCGACGTTACGCCAAATTCGAGACAACTCCTCGTGACCAGCGCGAGGATCAATAATTGTGCAGCGCGAATTTTCACGGCCATCAATGTGGTTTGGGTGATAGGCAGACGGAAGCGTAATGGTCAGAAAATATCCATCAAACCCCTCGGAGGTGAAAAACTCCCCAGTATGGCGCAGCCTAGTCATCAATTCAGTGCGGCGGTTTTTTGGGCAGGAGTTACCGGAATTATAGGCGGTTTCGAGTGAAATTCGGTCGCCATCAGAGGATTCGAGCTCGTTATTCTCTAGAAAATTTTTCATCCTTTTCTGAGAATCTAAAAATTCTCGCAGCGCTCGGACGGAAACATATGGGGAAATTTTTTTATGGACACGATTACGCGCGGTGTCCCTGCAACCCATCCAATGGCAGCGTATCCGCCACAAAATCGGCTGCCAATATTCCGGCGCTGAGACGCGTGCCAGAGACCCATAAAAAACGTTTTGAATTTCGTTAGGCCAATCAGAAAAGGGAATAGATAGAAAATCAAAAATCTCCCGCACTTTTGGCATTTGTAGCCCATACACACGAACGGCACGAGCAACGCGCATAAAAACAGAATTCTCAAAAAAATCGGCAGATTCTGGAGTTTCAATTTTTCCCAGATTAAAAAAATCCCTCTCACGATGCAGTGCAGATAAACAAAAATTTAATTTTTCATCAAAAACTAAAATGTCTGACCCATCAAAATCGTCAGAAAAATATTTTTTGGTAAAAATGTTTTTGAAACTCTGGTCGATATATTCGTTAATGCCTGATCCGCCAATGAGGGATTTGAATTCACCAGCCAACTCCTCAGACCTCAGGGCTATTCCCCGACGGTCACGCAAATAAATTTTTCCCAATTTTGCGTAATGAGAAAAATTTTTATCTGCAATAACTAACCGTTCAGAAAACATAATTCATACCCCAAAAATCACCGATGAGGCATTTGATCAAATTTTTTTCGGCAGCGCAAACAGGTCATTTTCGCGGCAAAACCCAATAGGTTCTGCCAGAAAAATACCGCTATTTATCATTTAAAAACATAATGATATCGCGATATTTTATGCTGTCATTCGATATGTTTTGCCTATAAGGGATTTAACGGAAATTCAGCAGTTGAGATAGTGAAAAAACGATAAAATTCTGCGGATAGTTGGCGGCGGAAATTACTGTTTTTTTGTTATTCCATGCCCATCAGATAGCCATATTAGAGGATGCGAGGCCTGAAAATTAAAATCTATTATAACTGGAACCAAAATTTCATTTCCAGATTGCAATCCTAAACCACAAACATAATCCCAATCGGCGGCGGGAACCAAAATTGAATAGCGCTCTGTAAAACCAAAATTCATTTTTTTAATGACCAGTGCGTGCAACCCACACTCAGGATAAAAATCAATTTCCCGCAACTCCACAAAACTCCCTGAAATAAAAATATCACACACATCTAAAACACTTTTTAGATTGTTCATTATCACCACTCCGCACAAAAAGTAAGCAATTAGTATTTTAGCCTACAAAACGTCCCCGAAAAAAATTGACCATCATTTTTGAGCTCTTGGATAATGGGGTAAGACGAGTTTCGCATAATGCACGTTATGCAAAAGAATGCCCTGCGGGGGATTTATGTTCGCAGGGCATTTTTTTACATAACGTCGACAACATTATGCGAACTAATGGGGATTCACGCAGGAACTGGCCGTCACACTGAGCAAATCCCCACATCCGCAAAACACTTTTTCTGGCATCAGCAATCATCCCTGTGGCTGACAATCTGGTAATGATAAATTTTCCCGCTCGGGCCAGCGAACGGCAGCAAAAATTCCTCACCCCACGGTTCGACTCGCTCCCAGTCAGGCAACAATTTCCCACGCCGTGCGAGACGCTGCGCATTTTTGGATTCAGCATTGCCAGTCGAAAAATTGACAACTGAACTCAGTGGTAAATCCCATTGCACAGCCATTCCTAGCAAACGAGTTAGATGTTGTTTATTACGCCAAGTGATTTTGCGTTTCACGCATCCTCCAATTAGGCAATTTTACTTAATCGCCTGTTTGAAACTACGACCTATGTTATCGGCGATCAACCATTGCGCTCCCAAAGCCTGAGTAACATGGT